GATAATTCAATATCTGCTTGAAAAGGATTAGTTCTGGCTTCTCCAGATAATTGTTTTATTTTAGATAATTCTTTTGCAACCCTTTGGTTTACATCAGATTGTATTTCATTTATCATAAATACTTTCTTACCTTCAGGTGTGAATCTTGTATCAAACCTTACGTGGTAAATTTGATTTTTGACACCTGTTTCAGAGAAATGTCCAGGATCTGTAAAAGGTTGTTTGTTTGATTTTATAGGTTCATCTAAATAAAAAATAGTTTCTTTGTAATCTTTACCACCTTGTAAGGTGTAACTTGTTTCACTTTGATACTTTGTTTTATTATTTTTCAATGGTGCTACAGCTGAATTTAATTCAGCTTCTGCTTTATTTAAAATTTTTTTCTCTTGTTCTCGTACATCAGGTCTAGCTTTAGCTCTCCTTAATGAGTTTCTTAAATTGTCAAAAACACCTCTACCCAGCTCACCATTCTTCATTGCCCCCATTTGATATAAAGCATCATCAAGATTAGACACCAAATCACTATCTGCTCTAAATTTATTTTTAACAAGATTTATAGAGTTGGTCATGTTTTTAAAAGCAATGTCAAAATTTTGTTGTGCACCTTTTGGTACACCAAGCTCCATTGGTTTGAGTCTATTTACAGGGTTTAATTTAATCATGGCACCTATTTCGTTTGCATCTAACTTTAATCCAAACTTTTTAGCTGCATATAATAATCCACCTGTTAGATCTCCTGCTTCATTAAAGATAGCAAGGTTAGTATCAAATAATTCTTCTTTCGATATGTTTACATCTTTTCCTTGAAAAGGTCCTGAATCGTATTTAAATCTTTTTTCTGCTCTCTCTATTTTTGATGCAGGTTTACCAAATATTTTAAAGTTTACTTTCCTTGTAGATGTTAGATGGTTGAGCCACTCATCAGCTGAATACTTACCTCTACCTAATTTCATTGCCCAATCATATGTAGATGAACCAAATGCAGGAGCAATGTCGTCACCCATTTGTAAAGGCTTAGTTTTTTTTAGAACCACAGGAGGATTCTTCATCTCCTGTTTGGCTAACTCTTGTCCCTGTGCTTGTGATGATTTTGGTTCGTAAGTTATTTGTCTTTGTTGTTGTCCGGTAGCCGGTGTCGCTGATTCCTTCTTACCTTTAAGAATTCGCTTCCCCAGTTGAAATAAACTTTTAAGGGACATTGCACCCCCTTAGTACATTTTAGTAGGTTTTTTTCTTCCTAGTTTACAACCTTTAGCCATGACTGATTTACCTTTTTTATAACCAGGTGCTCTCATCATCATGCCACCACCCATCATTTTAGTTTTTGAAGAATCTCTTATATCACCTCTTATTCTGTTAACTAATCTTTTAATCGCTGATTGAGTTCCAATATTTTTAGGAATGTCTCTAGCTGCTCTAGTCAATTTATTAATTGCAACACCCCTTTTACTTCTAGCCTCTCCAGCAGTTCCAGTATCAGCACCACCACCTTTAGTATAACCCATAGGTCGTTTCATCATGCCACCGCCCATTTTTTTGTATGGTGCCATAGAACCTTCAACATCACCTTTTAATACTCTTTTCATTTTGTCCCTAGCAACTTCTCTTTTACTAGTTCTTTCTCCAGCTTTACCAGTGTCAGCACCACCACCTTTGTTGTACCTCTTCATCATGCCACCGCCCATTTTTCCTTGAGCTCTTAATCTTTCAGTAGCGGCAGCTAAGCCACCACCCATTTTTTTGTTTTTCTTTTCTTTAATTTTATCCATTAATTTTTTTGCTCCATATGCTGTTGCAGCTACTGCTGCTCCAACTGCACCTAATCTGCCAGCTTTACCAACAACTTGTTTTATTCCCATTAATTGTTTTCTTCTTTTTAAAAAATCATCACCTTTTTTTTTTGAGCTTCCATTACTTGTTGTTCCAGAACCTTTACCACCAGCTGATGGTTTTACAGAGCTAATCGGTTTTGTAGGATCTTTTTTTAAGGGAACTAATTTTCCCACTCTAGCTTTCATGACTTTGCCACCTATTTTTTTACCCATTAATTCTTTCTTTTTTTGTTCTACTAAATCTCCCATTATTCCCATTCTGATTGGTCCTTTACCAGGTGTAGCAGTAGCTTTCTTTTTTTTAAGTAATTTTCTTGCACCTAAAGCTCCAGCAGCACCTAATGCAAGTGTACCTAGCACAGCTTTCATGGGTTTAGGGTCTTTTGATTTTTTTTCTGCTCTAAGAACTTCGAAATCTTTTGCATTAATTTTGTCAAATGGAGGAGCCTTTTTTGCAATTTTTGATTGGCCACCGGATAACATTCCAATTTTAATTATTTTTCCTCTAGGATTTTTTTTGTATATGGGGCTTCTTTTTCTTTTACTATAATTTGAAATTTGTTGTGAAGTTCTCCCTGTTGAACCTCCTTCATCTGATCCTGTTTGAGTTAAACCCATTCCTAATTTAGTTCTTCCTGCCATAAAAACTCCTAATAATATTTATAATCCTTTTCTATTTTAAAGTTCGGTTCGTCCCAATCATCTGAATATGTTTGTACAAACCCACCTTGTCGATATCTTAGCACAGCTTGGGTCATAGAATCAACATAGTCATCATATTGACCATTAGGAAAAGCTGCACATTCTTCAATAACTTCCTGTGCCCAGTGTTCTTCAATAGGTGCCCAAACCATACCAGACTCAAATACAGGCGCACAGCTATTAATTCTTGTATGCTTGTCTCTGCCTCTTGCAGGCACGTAATCGACAACAGGAATACCAGCACGTCTTAATTCATGTATTAATGGTTGACCACTAGCTTTAGCCTCAATAATTACAGTTTCAGGCTCCCAGTAATGATATTGCTCGATTGCAACATTTTTTAAATCTGGAAAATCATATCTACCCTTCATAGCGTCTAATAAAATAATACATTTCTCATAACCTTCTGTAGGTTCAAATATTCCCCACGTGGTTATCGCTGAGTAATCAGCAGTTTCTTTTTTAGAAAATGCAGTATCATAACTTTGTATGACATGTAGTAATTTAGGTAATTGCTCTTGATCCCAATTCTGCCACCAATCTCTTTTGATAATAGCACCTTCTTCTGAGGTTGGGTCCTGCATGTATTGTGCGTTCCAGTTTTTTGTGGATATAGACGCTTTAACTGCATCAAGATCTTCTTTAGACCAATACTCTGGCCATACAGGTTCATCGTTTGGTAGAATTGCAGGAAACTCTATAACTTTCCATTTGTCTGCTTTTGGTTCTGATTGTGCTTTGATGAGCCTTCCTGTAAGATCGTCTACCGCCCAACGGGTCATGACTACACAAATACGGCCACCGGGTTGTAAACGTTGTCTGGGTCCTGAATTATACCATTCATAAGCTCTATCCATAGCAGAATCTGACATGGAGTCTTGTTCTGTATGTGGGTCATCTATAATTAATAAATCTGCACCACGACCTGTAATGGAACCTCCAACACCAGCTGCAAAGTATTCTCCACCATGATTCGTTTCCCAACGTCCTTTTGCTTTTGAGTCTTCTCTCAATGAAACATTTCCAAAAATTTGTCTATATTCTTTGGTGTTCATTAAGTTTCGAACTTTGCTACCGAACCTTGAAGCTAGTTCTGCGTTGTGTGATACCTGCATAATTTTCATCTTAGGATTCCTACCAATCATCCATGCCGGGAACAGGTATGATGCAAATTCTGATTTAGTATGTCTTGGTGGCATATTGATGATGAGCCTCTTTTCATCACCAAAAGCTATATCTTGAAAAGACTCAGATATAATTTGATGGTGCCCATAGTTTTTTGGGTCCTTTGTTTTTCTGTATATGAAATCTTGCCAGACAGCAGTTGCAAAAATTAAAAAATTATCCTGGCATAACTTGATCCACTCCAACTGCTTCTTAAAAATCAAGTCTTTTAATTCTTCTTCTGATAAATGCTCTATATTCATAGCGTTTGGGACCCTAGTATATTTGTATATCCTACTTTGTAAACCTCTTTGTCGTTTTTGCACCAGCAACTGTACGCGAATTACAGTTGTAAAATCGTCAAATATGTTCGTTTAAAATTGTGAGCCTTCTATGGAATGGATACACCAATGGCGCAATCGCGCCATTGGTTGTCTATTATTATTATTCTTGCGTGTGTAATGCTTGGACAAGTGTACTAAATTTCTTTAGTACATTCTCTTTGAACTCATCAACAACAGGGTTGCCAACATTTTCAAGTATATGTTTTTCACACTCGCCCATTAGTAATTGAAACATGATCTCATAATTGAGTTGCTTTTTAACTCCATTATCAATGACCATGTCAGCAAGTTGAGTTGGCGATTTATCGCCAACCCTTTTTGCTAATACTTCAGCAATATTCATTAAATCATTATCAGGCATTAACTCATCTCCTTATAGTTAAGTCCATCAATACCACCAATAGCTTTATATTCACTATAAGCAATGTCAGTAGTGAATTTATTATATAAATCATTATGAGCAATTTTGAAATTTGCTGTTTCAAATTTCTTTCGCTTACGATTTATTTTTTGTAAACCAAAATTATTTCCTTGTTCATCTTGAACAATGATTAAGTTTTGATTTGTTCTATCAAAGCAATCAACAACATTTTGTTTCATGGTGTCTAACTCTTTAGATAGTCTATTTGCTTTCAGCTTTAGTTGAGCATATGCAAGAATTACTTTCTTTTCTTCTTGCTTTAGCTTTTTTGCTTTTTGCATTTTTACCTCTTTGTTAAGTTATACAAATCTTATGATTTGCCATATCTTTTTATATCTTATGCAATCCCATTGCAAGAATTAATTTAACTTTTTTTTATCTTTTTTATTAATGATATTAATATTAGGCTCAACCTCTAGTTGCATTTTTTTTTCCAAACCCTCCATCAGCGTTGTCAGTCGCTTGGTGAACTCATCTTGTGCTTGTTGTCCTGCACCACGAGAACGAGCCGAGCCGACATTGTCGGCTCGTTTCTTTTCTTTAGGCATTACCAACTACACCAATATTCTACGACCTTATTCTCATTGATCGCTTGTTGACAAAATTTTAAGAATTTGATGTCCTGCTCTTTGTACTCTTTAACGCTATCTTTTTGAAATTGTTGACCCCAAAAAAATCCATCTTCGGCAACGTAATCAGAGAAACCTTTTGCTACTTGCTCACTGAGTTCGTCAACGACCTCTTGTGTTATATAACAGGGCGCGTCTTGGTCACTATTAAAACCGAGATGTGCCAAATGTCCTTCAACTTTTACTGAAGGATTTTGATCTGCCCATTTCTTAGCCATGAACTCTTGAAGTCTTGCGTGTTTTCGCCAAACGAAAACTCCTGCATTTTCAGAGTAGTCGTCATCATTGAAAAACTTTTCCCAATCAATCTTCACTCCTCTTAAATGTGCATGTTGATCTAATCCCATATTTTTCTCCTTTGTTAGTTAATGGTTTGAAAGTTTTTCTTTAGGTGCTATCTAAAACTTCCAAAAAAGATAGTCGCCTCTGCCTCTTATCAAATCCCATCAATCAATGCAACAATTATTTTTTAGAACGATTCTAAACTAGAAAGGCAATCCACCTCGCTTACCACAGCAGAAATCCCTGCGCCCAGCCTCCTGAACTCTGCTGGCACGCTGCCGGTGCCAGCTGTCAGTCAAACGAGCGAGATTAGAAAGCTGCAGCTAAAACGAGAACGAAAAGTCCAGTGACTAAGAGCACAGCTTCAGGAAACAAGAATAGCAAGACAAGGTACAACGCTACTACTTCCACCAGCAGCTCCTGGTGCTGATGGCAGAAGTTACCTGCTGCTGGCGCCAGGCCTTTTCTAAACGAGACGAGGCCTTCATTTGTCATCCCCAACGACACTGTCCTTCCACGTGTAACCATTCGCAATGCATCGTGTTCCGGGGCCACCGGTAAGTGCATACACTTTGCCAGGTTCTGGTTTGTCCTTCTTTACGGCATCTTGAGCGGACCATCCATTCGGTGGTGCGTTTTCCTTATTTACTTTTTTAATTAATTTTTCGAGCTTCATCGAGATCTTCCTTTGTTAGTTAACGGGTCCAACTGGAGATGATCAACTGTTACACAACGTGCACCAATTAGACCCAGACCTTACATAAGACCTGATGGGATAAATGTCAAGAGTAAACTTTTGTACTGTAGAACAACAGTGGAGATCCCAGCTCCTGTACTGTACGCTGCCCGTGCCAGTGCTGTCTGTCAAACGAGAACGAGATCTTTCTCCTTGACAACGAGACGAGATCCAGCAGCTCCTTCTGGTTACCCGCCCCCCGCTAACTAACAAAGAGGGAAAGAAACGAGGGGCAGATAACGAGAACGAGCTTCCAGCACAGTTGCCAGGCAGCTCCCGCTGCTGGATGGTCCGTTGGCCTTTTTCCAGTTTAAACGAGAACGAGAACGAGGCAAACGAGACCAAGGAACGAGGATCAGTGAAACTGGACACCGGTCTGTACAGTTTAAGAGACCTTTTCGAGAGGGTCTCTTTGAAGATAATCACCTTGCCACCAGCTTTAATATACTTGTTAATCCATACAATTTGCCACTTATTTAATTTAGGATAATTAGCTTCATCAGATTTAAGTTCTATCCAGAAAATATTATCTTTATTAACAGCATGAATATCAGGAACACCATTAATTGTTGTAGATTCTATGCGGGTTAAATAACAATCAACTAAACCTTTTTTAGTCTTTTGCCATAGTCTAGATTCTTGTTTCTTTACACTCATTAATTAACTTAATTTTTTAATATCTTTAATAACTGAATTAGGTATTATAGTAGTATTACCAATAGTTTCTATGTCAATTCCATTTTCAGCATATGAATAATCTCCAAACAATCTTGTGACACCTTTTGTTTGACTAAACAAATGACCTTTCGTGATGCATACAGCTAATTTAGATTTTTTTAACTCATCAAAACTACTCCAGCTGCTGTTTGATACGATATCGTACCATTCGACAACAACCATAGGATACTTATCAATCTGATCTTTTACTTTTTTTGGTACTGAAATTTTTTTTCTCATAAGTTTTGACCTCTACAACTCCTATTGAAGTAAACATTGTCGGATTGTGGAAACTATTAAATACTTTTATCCATTCAGACCAACTAGCCTTTTGTAAGTATTTTTTCGTCTTCAGATTTTGCATCGATTGTTTGGGCATTGTACCCATCGATTTTCTCTGAGAGTTCCTTGAGTTTGGTTTCAAGTTCCTCACGTGACATTCCCTCCAGTCCTGTTACTCTAACTTCTTTTCTATCTACAAAGGCTCCTGCTAATTGGCCAGATCTATATTCTGCATTTATAGCTGCTGCAAACTGATCTTTCTTTTCAGCTTTATCAGCAAGTCTTTCAAATCTCTTAAAACGTCTGAGGTTATCACTTTCGTATTTTTTAACTTCTTGTTCAAATCTTTTGTCGTAATATTTTGCAACATGAGGATTAATTTTTCTATTTAATAACTGAGATGCTGTAGATCTTGCGCTATTAATATCTTTACAATCATAGCCAGCTCTTTTCAAAGCTTCAGCTTGCGTAATCTGGCCATGATCTTGCACCATTATCTCCACAAACATTTTTTGTTTGGGAGTAAGATCCTTATCGGTTCTCAATTCTTTTTTTCTTAGTCCACCCATTATTTTAATTTATTAATATCTCTGATTAACATTCGTCTTAGTTTTTTATTATAAAACGGACTAGAAATAGAAACATCTTTTTTACTTAATCTACCTTTAAGTTCATCTCTAATAGCAGATTTTACATCTGATTTTGCTTGAGCTCTAGTTCCACCACTTTCTTTTACAATTTCTTGTGTCTTTCTAACTCCACTTTTAAATAGTTTTCTTGCAGCAGATTTTATACCTGAAGTTAATAAACCACCTGCTAACAATTTCTTTTTATTTAAAACTTTACTTAATGCTTTAGCTTGACCTGCATGAGCTGCAGATGCTTTTTCCAATTTTTTTTTAACCATTTTAATAGTGTTAAGACCACCTTTTTTCTTCTTACTTAGAAACATTTTTTTATATAATCTTTTTGCAGACTCAGCCATTTCTTTTTTCATTAGTTTTCTTTGTTGGAAAGTCAATGGTTGAATTTGCATTGTTCTACCTGGCTTATCTGATGCATACGCTTTACCAAATATTCCAGTAGGTCGGCCTCCTTTTTTACTTCTTTTATTTCTTTCAATCCTTAATAATATTCTTCTTCTAGCCCCAGGAACTGCTTTAATTTCTGCTGCAGTTGTTAATTTAGTTCCTCTAATTTTTCTCTTTAAGTCTGCTTTTTTTAAACTATATGGAATGGTTGGTACAAAACCTTTTGATCTTTTAGTTCTTCTTACCTCCGATTTATGTTTTT